ACGAAACCGCCGCATAGTCCGGATTGACGAGATAGACGTTCTTCTCCAACTGGAAGCGGTTGGGGACGATGTTCACCTTGCCGAAATCCGACACATAAATGTCGGCGGCACCCACGATGCTGGCCTGCTTGCCCGGAACGACATCAGTGTAGAGGGTCGAGATACCAGCGAAGCCGCTGATGATCTGCTTGTTGACGGGACCAGCCATCACGAACGACTTGTTGATGTCGCCGCCCTGCGTCCAGACGTTCTGGATCATCGTCTTGAGGCGCGCCACCGTGAAGGTGACGGTCGTGCCAGCCACAACAGCCGTGGCGGGATAGCCATCGCTGCTGGACGACATGGCGGGCTGCGTTGCAGCCGTACCACCGCCCAACGTCGAGTTGGTGATGAGCCAGCAGCCCAGGGCTGCCGTCTTGCGGGCAACGGTCGAGTTGCCAACCACGGCGGCCTGATCGCAACAGAGGATGGCCTCCATGTCGCGCTTTAGTTCCGACGCGGCCTTCGCAAGCTGGTAGGCCAGTTCGGACTTCTTGCCCGCCATATCGACCGCCTCGGTCGTGCCGGAAGTGGAAACAATCTTGCGGCTGATCTGCGTGTAGTTGCCGACACGGTTGGTGGCGGTACGCGAGTCAGTCGTCGAGACGATATCATCGCCTTCAAGCTGCGCGTTTGCCGTGGTCGAAGCCGCCAAGGCGTCAACCTGCCATTCGGTGTACGTCGACTTGGCCGACTCGCGACCAATGTTCGACATAAACGGAACATCTACGGGACTGATGTTATAAATTACGCTGGCGAGGTCTTCTTTGATGCTGTTCGCCACATCGTAGCGAAGCAGGGTATTGCTGACGATAGCCATTTTCTTTTTGCTTTCTTAGATGAAGTTTTCAAAGACGGCTGCCGCGTCCTTAACGGAGCCGGTTTTCGCGAGACGTTGCTTCGCCCTTGTGCTGCTGGATACTGTCCGCGTGGACGAGTCGGAACCGGCCTGAAGCGGCTTCGGGGTCTGCTTCTGAACCGGGGTCAATTTCTTCGACACCAGTTCATCGTAGAGGCGTGCCTTGTTCAAAAGCACAACCGCCCTGTGGTCGTAAGCCTGTCCCAATTCCTCATCAGAGAAGCCAACGCTCCGTCCGTACTCAAGGATTTTGGGCTTGTCCTGCTCCCACCGCTTCGTATCCTTCCATGCCGGGACCGCCTCAAGCAGCTTCTCTCGGCCGCTCTTGACAATATCCTGGATGGACCTTTCCTGTTCCTGCTGTTGGAGTGCCTGCACTCGCTGGGCTTCAAACTGAGCGGCTTGAAGTTTCTCCCGGCTGTCGCGCCAGACTTTTTCCCTGCGGAAGTACTCAATCGGATCGGTATCGAGTAGCGTCTGATCCGGCTCCTGCGTGGCAACATGTTCAAGTTGCTGCGACAAGGCCGTCAACAGTTGTGCGTACTGCGCCCTCTCCTGCTGCACTGACGCCGCTTCCGACTTCAGAGCCTTACGCTCCTCGGCCAGGGCCTGCGTCTTTCGGGTATAATCTTCCTGCCTCTGGTAGCCCTTCGCTGCCTCTTCCAGCGGAATCTCTCGCGTCTTGCCGTCAACAGTGACGGTTACGGTCTGAGGTTGCGCGGCGGCCTGCTCGGTTTCACCATCCTCGGAAGCGGCCTCGTCTTCGGGGGTAGCCTCATCCGATTCCTCGGACTCGACCGTCTCTTCAGCCCCCTCGGGTTTGGCCTCAACAGTCTCGGATTCCTCCGAAACTTCAGCCTTCGCCTTCTGCTCGGGGGTGTTGGTTCCTGCCTCTTCGGCAGACAACAGACCCTCCATCGCAGTTGCGGCGGAAGCTAAACTGGAATCTTGCATGATGTCTGACATATGTTACCTTATAACATTACCTTTGACAAGCAAGCGACGACTGTTAAAAGCGCGCACGGCTTGGTCATTGGCGATTGATTCAATTTCATTTTTGAGGGCCTCTACCGCGCGGACCATGCGAAATAGGTGTTCCCTGGTATCAACGTCAGCAACGCGGGAGTTTTCCCACGCCTCCATGTACTTGGCCCGCAGGGTTTCCGTCAGGCGGCCAAAGTCGGCTGTACGGGCGAAGTCCCCGACGCGCTGAACAAACTCCCTGTATTCCTCATCCATTCGCAGCACCCAGCGTCTTTTCATGGAGGCGAGCCACGGTATCCGTCACCGACTTGTGCATCTGCATTTCGTGGGCGGATGCCTCCTTGAGATGGGCGATATCGATCTGGGTGCCGTACTTGGCCTCCATCTCCGCGAGTTTCAGCATCGTGTCCTGCTGTAGTTCCTCACGCTTGCGCTGCTCCTCGGCCATGAACTTCTGTTTGTCGAACTCAAGCTGCGCCATCGCCAGTTGCGCTTCTGCCTGGACCTTGGCCGCCTGCACCTTGACCAGTTCCATATTCGGATCGGGCTGCTGGCTGGCTTGCGCCTGCTGGGCCATCTGCTGTGCAAGAGCCTGCGGGTCTACCTGGGAGAAGTAGCGGCTCGCGTCCTTGAACCCGGCAAGGTTTACGATCTGTGCGAGGGTATTCCGATACTGCGAGACGTTGCAGACGGGGTTCATTGGTCCGAGAAGCTGGATGATCTGTTCCTGCTTCTGCGCCACCACACTCAGGAACTGGATTTTCTCCTGGTCCGTTCCCTTGCCCAAGGCGACATTCGGACGGCACTCAAGGTCGGCGTCCCATGACTTCGGATCAACCTCTGCCCAACTCCCCCGCAGCTTGACCATGCGGGGCTTGTCCTGATGCTTGATCGTAAGTTTCAGGATGCCCTTGAACATGCGGCGGATGCCATGCTCGGCAAAGATGCGAGCGATCATCTCGATCCGCTCCTGCCGCCCATCCATCATGGCCCCAACGGCCTTGCTGGTCGTGGATTGCAGGGCCTCTGGATCAAGCCCGCTGCCACCAGGGAGGACGCCCGTGCGCTTGACGGCAAGATCATCGAGCCATGCGATGACCGGCATGGCTTGCTGACCGACAAAGGGTTCCGCGAGTTGCTGCACCATTCCCGGCGCACGCATACGGATGACGGCACCCGTCTCCGTATTCATGACATCATCCATATTGACTTGCCCCTCGACAATAGCTGTCCGGGGATGGATGACCTGGGCGAGTGAGTCGAGGGTGGCGCGTACCACGTTGGACTTGATCTTCTGCAAGTCCATCAACTGGTCTGCCATGCCGCCGCCGATGACCATGTGCGGCTCGGGATCGGCACAGAGATCGGCAATTGGGATTTCATCCACGATCTCGTCGTGGAGAACCTTGTTCCCTATGGTGCAGACCTTGCGAAGTTCAGCGATGCCATCGCCGTCCTTGTCGATCTTGATGTAGCTTTCGATGTAGGACACCCGCCTCATGGCAGGATCGGGGTTATTGTCCGTATAGCTGAGAGAGTTGATGGCGGGGTTACGGGCCTGGGCCTCGTAGTTCAGGATGAAGGCATCACCCTGTCCCGACATCTCCTCGACCTCTTCCCGGTCGTAGCCCATCGCCACAAGGTCGGAGACAGTGACCATCGCCCTGTGGCCGACATAGGAGGCCGACTCAATGGAGCGGGCATCGCGGGCAATGAGGATTTCCTCCGGGGGAACCGCCTCTACGACAACCCGGTTGCGCTCAAACTTGCGCCTGATCTTGACATCGTAGGTTGGGATGGACGGACCCGGAACCATCTGACCAGTCATGGGGTCCAGCGCAGCATCGCCGGGAACCTCTCCCTCCTGCTCGACCTCAAGAATCTCGACCGTCTTGTCCTGCTCAAGAACGGCAATCTGCTCCTGGAACAGTCCAGAGAACTCGGACTCGGTGATCGTGAAGCTATCGCTCCACCGCCATTTAACGAAGCCGCCAGTCTTCAGCGCATCCTTGAAGACCGAGTGGAGGATGAGGAAGCCGGGGTTGTCCTCGTAGAAGATCAGGTTGGCATAGTCGGTCTGCTGTTCCGCCAGATCAATCGAGGCGGCGTTCTGGGGAATGAACTCTACGACACTCTCACCGCCCGTAAAGATACGGAGGAGCGAGGGCATGACGGACAGGATGTAATCCCGCAGTTCCGTCATAACGACCTGGGAGCGACCCTCCTCCTCATTCCCAAAAGGGGAGCCGCGATAGAACTGGGTAGCCTCTGCCCGCTTGTTGGCTACATAGCCGTCAATGTAGTCGGTCGCATCCGCGATGCTGGCTAAGACGGCACTCTCAAATTGAGTATCGTCCATGGGGCCGTCAGAGGCGGGAAACTCGGTGGTTTCGTCGCTTCTCTCCAGCGGGGCGGGCTGTGCGCCCATGTTGGAGTCGTAGGCCAAGTCTAGCCTTCCAGCGTCGTAACGGTGGAAGTGCTGGTGGTCGTGATGCCGTAAATCGCCCCACCCAGCAGGGTCGAGTCCATCTGCAAGACCTCGTTGGCCGCGAGGAGATGCCCGGTCGTGGTGGTCACGCCAGCA